AGTTTCTTGATAGGTAAGATCCATTGCACTGAAGCATATGAGTAGCATCTCACGTTTGATCACTATACCACTCTTATGAGCATCCTTCAGTATTTTATTACTACTGTAATACTTCATAAAGTCTGGTTTAATCTCCCGGACATACTTTTTGAGTCTTTTATCTGTGACTTGAGCTAAAGCTCTTTTACCAAGCTTCTTTTTTATATTGGAGAAGAAGTTCTTCTTACCAATATATCTCACTGGTTTGCCATTAATAATAGCACTCATCTCATAGATAAACCCTACTGCGTTTTCAGGTATATCATCTTCAGTAAATTCTTTACCCTTAAATATCCACATCAGAACTTGCCTTTTAATAGTTCATTCATTTTTTCTTTGACTTTGATCAAGCCATGCATTGCAATAGAGTCAGATAAATCTTTCTCCATATCTAACAATATTGGTTCAAAACCAAATCTGTCTTGATACTTTTGCATAGATGCTTTACCGGCAGTATCATTATCAAACAAGACACATATTTTATTAAACTTAGATCTTAACATATTTACAGTATGTTCAGTAAGCATGCTATTCTCACTGTCTGGAGCAATAACCTCTATGTGTTTATAACCTAACTTAACAAAACACATTAAGTCCTTTAGAGAAGATGTAATAACAAGATTCTTGTTTTTATAATTCAACTGATCACCACCCTGAATATAATTCTGCACCTTAATAAACTTCTTTTCAGTGTTCTTAGGCATGTAGATCTTATACAGAGAACCATCTTTTCTAAAATAACCATAGATGTACTTGCTACTAAATCTATGAGAGATTGTTTCATTCTCTTCTTCCTTTTCCATTTTGAAAAATTCAAGAGGAGCAACCTCATAGTGTTCTAACAGCTTAGATCCAATTTTATACTTAGACCAATAAGCCTCATCAAGGTTTGTCCAGTGTCTTATTTCATAATCAACTACCTTATACTTATCTTGAATCTTTAGAGCTACCTCAGCACGTTTACCATTGTCTTTGACATAGCTTTCATAATCTGATGTTATCTTGGCTAATGCACTGGATGTATCAAGATTATATAAGTGCTTTACCAAATCCACATGTCCACCCTGATGCCCTGATGAAAAGTCTTTAAACTTATACTTTCCAGATGAGGTATCAAAGTATACAAACATAGATGGCACTCTGTCTTTAGGATTAAATACTGAGAGCATCTTTACATCTTGGCCGGTGAGTTTTTCTTTTAGATTCAGATAATATTCAAATACCCATTCTCTTGGTACATCTTCTATAGATGTAATAAGCGTTGTAGAAATCATAGCTGTAAATTTAATAGAAAAGGGGAGCTGTTTCCAACTCCCCTATAACTATTTAGTCTAGGCTGAAGTCAGAAGCTGCTCTTTTTGGAATGTCTAAATCATCATCATCACCAAAGGAGCTAACAGTTTTAGTCTCCATCTTTTTCAGATGCTCATCCTCATTATAAGGAAGTACAGCACCACCCTTAGCGGTAATAGCATAAGTACCTTTACCATCTTTAGGGAACCACATATCATAATTGGTGTACCCAGACTTACCTTCATATTCCTTACCTGCTACGCAAGCATCAAAATAGATGTCCTTAAATGGCATATCTTTATTGAAAGCTTCTACAAACTCTTCAATAGTATCATGCGCATTGTCCTGTGCAACAAACCATTCATTGATTCCCAAAGTCTTACAGAGTTTCTGTAGAAACATCAAGATTGATCTGTCTCTCTGAATCTCAATACCTGTTTTGGTTTTGCCATCTGCAAATGCATATTGGCTAGCTTTCACTCTACCAATTTGACCTGCATAATGTCCAAGAGATTCATTATCCTTATCAATCAAGAAACCTTCAAAACCTGCAATAGGTTCTGTTTCTACATTTACCAACAGGTGATATGCTCCCTGAATGAATTTAAAATCATCTAGAGCAACACTATTAATCTTTAGTGTATAATTACCCGGTGCAATTGTTTTAGGTAGTCCTGAACCACCTTCTTTCAAGTCTGTTGTGCTTAACGCCATTTTACTTTGTTTTTAATTAATCAATAAATACTTTATCCCAGTAAGTCTTGTACTCACCGTTCTCATCAATCTCAGCAATGACTATCTCTTCATTTCTAAGATGCTCTGGTCTTGCTCCACATGATACGTCATCATTAGTTCTGAAGCTGAGGATATTCTTATTACCCTTTCTGTAGAGATAACCAATAGCATCTGAATTAGAAGTTGTAATTCTCTTCAGCTTACCGGTTAAGTCTAAGTCCATTGCATTGAATGTTCCACCAGCTTTCTCTAACTGAGTATCTTTTACGTGACCTACAAAGATCACATAAGGAGCCCATGTTAGAATGTAATCAATGACTTTGGTAAATGCCTGCCGTGTCCAGAAATATCCTGCACCCTCTGGCAAGCCAAGGATGTTACCATATTTCTCTTTACCACCGCCTGGATTAAACCAATTCTTACCCATTGGAGCTTTAGAATAAAGCATCTCTGCATAAGGGATAATCATTTCTTCTAATGCAGTTATGGTATCTACAGCAATATATTTATACGGATTACCCGCTTCTTTAATTGCTTTACCAATCTCTTTGAGTTCTTCAAAGGTCTTGGCTTCTACCTTCATTGCATTAAGATACTTTGTACCACCTTCTAAATCTAAGATAAGACAGTTTTCAAGCGTACTTAATAAACTTGTCTTACCAATCTTAGGCTTAGAAAAGATGATTAGATTTTTAGGGCTCTTACATTCCGGAGCCACTTTTGTAGTTGGCAATACTATTCCCATCACATTTCAATTATGTCATTTAACCATTTCTTTTGGCTCACAGGCTTCTTCAATAGAATTGCAGCAAGATCTCTAACTGTTAGTTGAGAAAATGGTGCATCTAAATCCGGATCCATGATTTCATCAAAGTCAGGGAATAAAGATTCTTGAACAGGTTCTTCCTTTTCAATCTTAACCTTTACTAACTCAGATACTGGCACTAAGTATCTAAAGTGACCATTAGTACCTGGTTCAGTACGCTCATACTCTTCATCATAGTGAGGATTAAATCTCCACTTATAAAGAGTTCTATCAGGATCTTCAGGATCTAAGTCTATACTTGTGAACTCTGTGTAAATATCCCTACCTTTCTTTACTTCACTAGCAAAGAAACCAATGTGCTGCTCATTCATACCTTTTGGTACATAAGCACATTTAGGAATAAACAACGGAGATTCTTCTTGTATAAGCTTGAACTTCCAATCATGATGTTTGAGCAACTCCTCAGTCTTCTCTTGTCTGTTTACATTTGTTGCTTTAGTTGATAAACTCATAATACATCATTTAGTTGATAATCTTTTCTCCTGTTGAGGAGGTGTAATCATTTCTACAATTTTCATCTTCTCAAATTCAGCTCTGAAAAAGCTAAGTCTTGTATCACCATTCCGGCATTTCAGAAAGTGTAAGACAATAACTCTATCATCTTCAATCACATACCTATCAGGACCATAAAACCTAATCTTCTGTTTAGCAGGTCTATTGATACCTATGACAGTATCAGCATGCTGTAACAGAGCATCAGCCCCGAATAAATCAGACTCCAAAACATAATTACCGTACTTACCCTCTTCATTTCTCTCTGGATTATCTATGTTTCTGTTGAGCTGACTCAGCACAACAAAAGACACAGGATAAATTCTTTTGAGTAGTGTTAAAGCTTCACCAAGATTATTAAGCATGTCATGCTTATCTTTCTCATATGGTGCTTTCTTAAACAATAAAGAGTGATCTACAGTAATCAACACTTTTGGCATAATCATACTTCCTTCAGAATCATAAGTTGCATAAGTTTGCATGTAATCCCCTATTATATCCTTGAATTCTTCTATTGTACAAGGTTTCTCTACTACATCAATGGGATACTTCACTTTATCTTTTGCGTAATCATAACATTTTTGTAAATCAGAATCACTTAGCTTTCCATCAGCACTACATAGGTACTTATAGGATCTTCCAATAACACTGGAATACTCACGTATAGCTGATGTTCTAGCTAACATCTCAAACTGAAATTGCAGTACTCTAAAGTTCTCACCTGGATTAAGAGGGAAAGACTCCCGCACAATCTGTTCTGCAATTAGTGTTTTACCTGATGCTGGTCTACCACCTATAACTGTGAGTGTATTCCATTCTATTCCATCTGTAGTAGCATCATTAAACTTAGGCCATGGAGTACGAAGACTCTTAATATGCCCAGTCATTCTACCCTGCAGATATTTTAGAGATTCTTGAAAACCCTCTCTTTGACTATTCCATTTTTTCTTTGGAGCAGCCTTGCTTTTATTATCCATATATACTAGTTTATAGCTTCTTTCTTGGCAAGATTGTATAACGCATGGAACACGGTTATCAATAGCTCAATACCTAAATACTGTAAGAAACTCATAGGTTGGATAAACGTATTGATTATCCAGTAACCCGCCAATGTGCCAGTAATGGCAATCAGCAATAATTTAATCTTCATACTACCTTCTCTTTAAAATGCGAATCATAATTGTAATCACTGTCTCCATTCATAAATACCTCACAATAATTAGCTAGCTCAGACTCAAAAGTCTTTTCTGCTGGGTTAAGCTTTCGGATAAAGTATTGAGATGTTCTCATATACTTGTATCCTTGTCTTTCATACTCATCAACATACATTTTTGTAGCGTTGATTACAGTATCCCAATCATAGCTGTGAGTCTCAAAGAACCATCTAAAGTTATTCTCTAAATTCTTCTTATCAGACCTAGCATACTTACCGCTTGGTAGCTTAAATTTAGGAAAAATATCTAAATATTCCTCAATTTTTGTAGAGAAATCATCACCCAAAATAGCTGATGAAGTCTTCTTTTTACTCTTCTTAAAATAAGCATCAAGCTCATCAATTAACAAGATAGCTTTGCCTGTTGGCATACCATCTATTAACCATTCTCCTGTAGACAATCTTGCCATCTCAATACTGGAATTCACCAATGAACTTGGTACAGTATTTTTCTTGATGTTGTAAAGAATGTATAAGGAGTTTGGCGTAAGTCCAAGATTTATTATCTTAAAAAAGATCTCTTCCATATTACCACTCAATGTCAAAGTTATAATTCTTCTTCAGGATATCACTAGTCTGTTGAAAAATATCCTTACAATCCCATTGCTCCAAATGATTATAGGAAGCACTTGCTGGATGAGAGACAAACAACTTATAGTTATTGTCATTTACTGCATCTGACCATTCTTCTGCTTTCTTACCCATATAAATGTACACAAGACCGTTGTTATTCCATGTTAACCAATCAAACAAATATGCCAGAAAAGGTCTCCATACTAAATAATGTTGACCTACCTTACCTACATTAGTTGTCAAAGCTGTATTCAAAAGTAATATACCTTGATTAGACCAGCGTTTTAAATCCATACCTCTTGATGCGTTTACACCGTTATACACTGTTCTGTTCAC